GCCGTAGCCGTGGGTAAGCGTGTTGATGTTGGCTGGCGCCGTCTCGACGTACGAGAGCGTGAGCTTCTGGCCCTTCTGCTCGGCGATGTGCACCTCGTAGACCTCGCGGTTTTGGTCGGTGTAGACCTCCGTCGCCTCAGCCTCCGTCCAGGCCGCCGTCTGCGTACCGAAGTTAGGCCCGGTCGTCGCGTAGTCGGTCTGAAGCGTGAATGACGCGCCATGCGGGTCACGGGTCTGCGTAGCGCCCGTAGAGAGCGTCGGGATTGGGCTACCGAAGACTCGGATGCGCTTCATGCGCTGGTAGCCCTGCACCTGGTTCAGCGCAATGGGCGCCGTCTGCCATGACATGCTGACGTACTTGCGACCGGATGGGGCCACGTCGAAGAACTTGTCGTCCGTTTGCTTGTAGACGACCGTCTGAAGCGGCTGCAACCCAAGCGGATCGCTCCAAGTGGTCGCGAAGTAGACGGTGTTGTCCATGATGGCCATGGGGAACGTGACCGGCTGGGACGAGTCGAGGCTAATCGTGTGCTTCGACCACACGTCCGTCGTGTAGTTGTAGACCGCGAAGAGGTTTGCTTTGGTCGTCGGGTTGCGCAGCGCGAACCAGACCTCGGTATCCTTCGCGTTGTGGACGGCTGCCGTAATTTCCGGGTACGCGGTCAGCGTGTCGTCGAGCTTCAGGCCGATGGGCGTGATGCTCATGTCGCGCGACAGAAGCTCGATGGTGCGCTGGCTCTGGAAGAACACGCCAACCGGCGTCTCGACGACTGCGCGGTGGTCGATGCAGCCAATGCCATGCGGCATCCGAACTGGCGTGCCGAGCGTGTTCGAGACGTAGCCGCGGTTGATCGCGCCGCCCGTGTCGTCCGGCATGTCTCCCGGTACGATGAACGTCATACCGCGCTTGAACACCACGAGCAGGCTCTCCATGCTCGCAAGGCCAGTCACCGGGCCTCCGTCTTCAATCTGGATGGTCAGCGCATCATTGAAGCCAGGCGCGTCGGTCGGCGACAACTCCTTGCTGAACCAGACCACCGTGGCATCGTCCGCTCCGCCGAGCACGAGCCGGTTCTGGTGCACCGTCATGCAGAGCGCAGAAGGGGGCGCCACGTTGTCGAGGCCGCCACCCACGGTGTAGAGCACCGGCTGCGACAGGAGCCCGTTATAGTCCTTCTGCGGGCCGTCAAACACCGACAGGTTGCTCGTTACGAGCCCGTACGGGTTCTCGTTGGCCAAGCCTGCGTTAGCCGAGGAGTACGGCACGACGCCTCGCGTCGCGTTACGACTGATGGTGAAGTCGTTCTTGTACTCGCTCAGGAAGTTCGTGAACGGCACCTGGTAGAACACCGTAGCGAATGGCTCGGCCGTGAAGTACGGCTGGAGCACGACGCGCTTCGGGTCGCTTGCAGCAGTACGCAGGCGGTTCGTAAGCTCAAGCCGCGGGACGAAAAATCCATACCGGTACTCATCGACCGTCGTACCAGGGACTGCCGAGGCTCCAGACCCTGCGCTCGCCAAGCAGCACACGGAGAACGTCACGGCCTGGCTCGGCGCACTGCGCACAACGCGACCGGTGCCGTCCACAGCCTCGTAGCACCAGCGCGCCAGGAAGTCGCCGTTGGCCACAAGTGGGTTGTAGACGTTGTTTGCCGCACCGGCACCAGGAGCTGTACGGGGCGCCCACAGCGTAGTCAGGATGGCAGAGCCGGTTCCAAGTGTAACACTGTATCCAGACTGATACCTGCCATAGTAATGCGATGCGCCAAGCTGATTCAGGCCAACACCGTTGTTGTAGCGGCTTCCGGTAAACTGCATCAGCCGCGGGTCGGCATACACAGACTGATAGTCCCTCTGCGGGTCGCCTCCCCATTCAGTCGTGATGCGGCTCCAGTACATAAACGAGTAGACACCGCCAGAAACAGACTCATTCTTGTTCCTGAAACCAGCTTCGTACGCGAACCACGGCCTAGTCACATTGGACAGGTAGGACGTCGACCCGTATCCAAGCAGCTTATAAGCAGACACCTTGTAGTCCGTTGACACGGCGTCAGTTGTTTGAACGCTAAAGATAAGCGTAGGCTCTGGGTCGTATGCGATGCTCGTGAGGTCGCGCTGAGGCCAGAGCAGCATCGTGGCCTCGTTGCACGAGGAGCCATCGAAAGCGCTGACGATGCCTCCGTTGAGCACGGTGTAGTCGCCCCACTGCCGCATGACGCGCCACTGGTGCGCAAGAAGCGAATAGTCGAGGGCGAACACTTCCGAACCGCCGACGTTCTGTCCCTGACGAATGGCTCCAACCGAAAGCGTCTCCGTCCCGGCAAGAGGAGACGTGTAAATACTAAAGCGAGGGCAGTTGAGCGGGACAGCCGCTACGCGGGCCATGTTCATCGACTCGACGAACACGCCGCTGTTGTTGTCGTAGACGACACCACCGGCATACTCGATGGGGTTGCTGTCCACCGGGTCCAGTTCGGTCTGAACGCTTGCGTCGCCGTTGACGAACGACACGAGGAATGCGCTACGCTGGAAGTCGTCCCCGGCAGGCGTTAGCACGCAGCCATAGCGTCCGGTGTCGACCTTGACGAGCCCGCCAATCATGCGCCACGGGCCGCCAAGAGCGCACCAGATGGGCCGAGCGGTCGACGAGCCGGTAGTGCCGTAGTCGTTCAAGTCCCAGCGGGTCTGGAACAGTGGGATCCACGGATAGACCTCGAAGTAGTTGCTACGCGCAAACGGGCTCACGCACCCAAGCGCAGGGTCGCCATTCGGACTGCTGAACGTCGCTGCTGAGACGGACGATACGGCAAGGATGACAGAACCACCCGTATTGATCACGTCCCAGCGATGTACGCACTCCTCCACACCGACAGACGTCTGGACAATAGTCTGCTGAGTAGGCGACGAGTTGAGTCCAATATCATCGAACACAACATCAACGTCAGTGATTGGGGCCGCCGCGTTAAAGTCGTCATACACACGGATGGTGCCAGCAGGAACGGCTACAGGGGCGCTCCACGCGCCAGTATATGGATTCGCTCTTGTCTCAAGTTGCGTGATGTCGACAAGCGACGGAGATGCGTACACGTTCGCGGCACCACGCCCATCATACAAGGCAACGTCATACGGGGTGCCAGTTCCGTCAAACGAAACGACGGCAAGACATCGAACGCCGGTTCCATCGGACAGTCGACAGTATCGAGTTGAGTTTGCGAAGCCCACCACACCAGGGGCGCCGCCAAGACGAACACTTGTTACGTTTCTCTGGTCAATCGATGCGATGTCGACCGAAGTTGTAACGATGCTGTTCGGCAGTGTGACTGACACCGAGTTGTCAGCCGGATACTGGTGAAGTGCCCTTGGATACGATGAAACCGTTGGAGCACTGGTCGCTGACGCCGTGTAGAGAACGGGATCCTGGTATGTCGCCAGCGTACCATTCGCCAGGAGCGCCATCGCATACGTCTGCACTGACCCGTCCAGAAACTGCGCAGTAAGAACGGTGATCAGGGAACTGGCGACAGGCGTGTACGTCGTCGGAATCAGCCGATAGCCAATCGACGTCGGGCTAGCGCTGTACTTCGATTGATATTGAGAACCCGTAGAGAACAAGCCAAAGTTGTCCTCGGTCTGAAACCCTGCGCGGTGCAGCCAAGCGAAGTTGTCGCTCGCAATGAAAATGGACGAGCTTGAGCAGTCCGCAATCGTGACAACGAACTTGCCGTCAAGGTAGTATGGCGCCGTGTCCATCTCGTACACGGCACGGATGGCAATCGACACGGTGGACGTGAGCGGGTTGTTCTCCAGCACCACGCCGCGAGGCGTGTACCGTTGCCAGTCATTCACGCTGTACGTCGTACTACCAGTGGCGTTACACTCGTTGAGCACGCCGCCAGGCATGGAGTAGACAGTCGAGAACACGCCGGTCGTGGCGTCGAACGACACAAGGCGCACGCGAACGTCCGACGACGCAGGTCGCGTGTCGTTGTCGCACATGGCCAGAAGCATGTATCCGTAGCCAGTCACGCCAGTCACATCGAACGCGCGAACGTATGGGCGACCCGTGAACGGAGTCTCAAGTATATACGTTGTCTTGATGTCACCATCAGACGAGTTGACGACGAACGCCTCGATAACGGCGTAGTCGCGACGGAAGGCCACGACCCAATGCCGCTGAGAGCCCGTGGCCGCACGCGAGAGCGTCATGCGCAGGTCGCAGCAGCGCGTCGTGTCGTTGCCTGACGAGTCGGTAATACGGACAACGGGCGTCACGAACGAGCCGTCCGTCACGCGCTGAACCGCCGCGTAGACGCCGTGCGTGCCCACTGGCTGCGACGCCGTAGCCCTATCGTTGGTCATGTCCTGACCATTGCGCACGCCGAGGACCCAGACGGTGCAGCGCAGGGTGCCCTCGTCGTTGATCATCGACTCGACCTCGATGATCTCACCACCCGTCGCGTCGACCGGGTGCAGCGTGCCGTAGCAGGACGGGAGGCGGTTCACCTCGCGGTAGCCGTGGTTCGCGTCGAGGCCGACGTACTCGTAGAGCTTCGAGTCAGCGGCGAGCAAGAGCTTCGAGCCGTCGCTGCCGCTGTACGCGCCAAGCGCCTCCATCTTCTCCGACAGAGCGCTTCCAGAGAACGTGTCGGCGGGCGTGCCTGCTACGCCTACCTTCTGCAAGTACTGGAAGCCCTCGCGCTTCTCAATGCGCCCAGTCTTGCGCACGACGCAGTTCGTCAACGCCGCCATGGATGGAGGCTGAAGCTGGTCCGGGTCCGTGTACTCGTCGATGCCGCCGACGAATGGAACCTGGAGCACTTGGTCACGAGTCGGCATCAGAAAATCTCCAGGTTCAGTTTCACTGGGTCGATGGGGATGTCGTTGCCGTTGTCATCCTTTGGCGGGATGAGGCGCAGACGCATGATCTTTTGCCCGAGTGCGCCTGGCACTTCAACCACTTGCAGGTTGGGAGCGGCAAACGGAGCGCTGCTGGCCCGCGGTGTGTCGGTCACCACCTTGGCGATGTTGAAGCCAGCCGCGTTGCGCCCAAGGCCGTGAGGGATGTCAACGATCTGGCCGGGCCGGAAGGTTACCCCCTGGTCGGGCATCTGCTTCGTGATGCTGCTCACGAGTTGCTTAGGGGGAGGCTGCTGCCGCAGGCTCTTCGTAACCTGCGCAAGCGACTCCTGCATCGCGTTGGCCAGTGGGTCCTTGGCGTCGCGGACAAGGAACTGAGACGGCTTGTCCTGCTTCGGCATCGGAGCCTCCTAGTAGCGGCGAGGGTAGCTGGACGAGTACGGCCACATGCCCGAGTTGAAGGACACGTCCGTGATGCGCTTGGCCTGGCCGGCATCGCGGTTCGCCATGCTCTTCATGATGCGAGCCCAGATGCGCGAAGCCTCACGCTCAAGCTGAGACGTGTCGCTCTCTTCCTTGGCGAGCAGCTTCATGGCCGCGTCGACGACCGTCCACTCCTCCCAACCTGCGCGACCGTCAACCTGGCAGATGCTCATCAGGCCGACGTTCTCCACCTTTGGAGAGTTCGGGCTTGAGTACAGTGCACCAGGGTTGAACTCGTACTCAAACTCGTTCGTGTAGCCGCTGTCGTAGTTGGTCACATCGACCGAGGTGATGTTGCCAGAAGCGTCGACAACGACGGTGGCCTCCATCCCACCACCGTTGCCACCGTGCACGGGCACGTTGTAGTAGGTGCCAGGCGTCAGGACGACAGGCGGGGAGCCCTTCGGATTGACGATGCTCGCCGAGTAGGCCGAGTTCTTCGGGTTCGGGTAATACCAGACGCGCAGCTTGCTGGCCCCGTTGGAGTTGTCGGGGATG